ATGATAAATCAGATTGAATCATTGAAAATCACGGTCTATCAAACTAGGATGTTATACCAACGTTATACGGGTATAACACTTGAAATGTTGTCAGACTTAAAAGTAAAAAATTTAAAGCCACAAGAAAAACGCTATTCGATTGCAGATGGGGAAGGGCTGATTATTTCTGTATTTCCATCTGGAAAAAAGAAATGGGTACTGTCGTATCGTCACCACGGTAAACAGAATCAAAAAACGTTGGGTGAATATCCTGAAATTGGCTGTAAGGATGCGCGAAACCTTGCACGGGATTTTAAATCACAGCTGAGTGGTAAAAAAATCAATGTGCCCACATTGGGCGAAGTCATTCAGGAATGGCTGTCGATCATGGGGCCACGTTGGACCAGTGATAAATATAAATATACGGTGATTTACCGATTAAATTACATTTCAGAAGATCTGTCTGACACCAGTATTGATGAAATTGAACGAAAAGATGTCGTAAAAAAAGTAAAAGAGATTGTGGCCAAAGGAACCATTGAAACTGCCAAGCGATCCTTGCGCCTGTTGAATGATGTTTTTAACTTTGCGATTGCATCTGATTACACTGAAAAGAACCCATGTATTTTGGCTGGTGATGTAATTCCTAAACAGGACGTTGAAAATCTGGCTGCATTGAAGCCACATCAAATGACAGAGTTTTGGACTAAGGTGCAGCAAAGCTATGTTACTGATGATTTGATGATTGCACTAAAACTTGCCTGTTATACCGCTGTTCGTATATCAGAGTTGCTTCATGCCAGATGGGATACAAGGGAAATTGATCTGAATAAAAAAGAATGGATCATTCCAGCATCGCGGATGAAAATGCGTCGTGATCATGTAGTCCCACTGACGGATCAGACAGTCAAGCTGTTTAAAATAATGTATGACCGCAAAACTGATGAAGGTTTTATCTTTAAACATACGCGAAAGCCGAATATGCCATGCAGATCAGAAAGTATATTGGCCATTATTAAGCGTAATGGCTATGCAAAGCTGATGACTACGCATGGATTCCGTACGGTTTTTTCAACACATGCCAATGAGTCGACCTTATTTCGAGAAGATGTCATTGAATATCAGATTGCACATGTGCCTAAAAACAAGATTCGGGGCATTTATAACAGGGCAGAATACTGGCCAGAACGGTTGGAATTAATGACCTGGTATGCCAATGAAGTCGATCGATGGATGAAAATTTATGAAAAAGGTTAGAAAACTGGGATTTTTTAGATAATTTACTGAAAATTATAGTAAAAAAGGTTTTAAATTGAGGCTAGAAACTGGCTGGAAATCGGTTAAATATGGGTTAGAAATTAGAAAAGGGGCATAAAATATGCCCCTTTTTCTATGATTGTGTGCCAATGGTTGTGTCGTTTCGCATTGCTTCGAGTGTTGTATCTTTCCATTCTTTGCGGTTTCCAAATACGCGCTCTGGAGGATATTTCTTGATGTAATGTTTTTTAAAGGTATTCACACAAATTCCCAATTCTTTGGCCACTTTGACCATTGGATGCCATGACATAATTAGTTTTCCTCCCTTTAAATGACTGAAATAAAATCAAAATGTTTTAAGTTTATGTGAAATGGTGTGAACCAGGTTCTCACCCACATGGTTCGGTTAAAAGTCAGTAATCGATCTTTGCCGTCTTCTTTGAAGTAGGTAACACGATCACCTTTGACTGCCACGATTGTTGCACCTGCAGGTTTATCAGTTTTGAATTGTTCAAATTGATTCAGTGCAGCATTCATCCTTGTGTTCCGTTTAACTGTTCAAATTCAGCAAGCCATTGTTCACGACTTACACCATTTTCAGCGGTTGCTGGGGAAATACCGGCAATGTAATAGCCTACTTTTGTGTCGGAAATTGGATATTCCTTGGCAATGATATTTACATATTCACAATTCATGGCTTTTACTGTGTCGAATGCTTCAGCTGCTTTTTCATGGTCAGGGGTAACTTTGATCATGTTTTTATTTCCTTAAACCGAATTTGCCTGAGGTGCTGAATCCAACATTTGCAATTGATCAGCATGAATTTCTGTGGTGTAACGTTCAATACCGTTCTGATCCGTCCACTGACGTGTTTTTAATTTGCCTTCGATATAGACTTTTGAACCTTTTTTTAAGTACTGCTGAGCGATTTCACCTAAACGGTTTTTAATCACAATGCGGTGCCATTCGGTTTGTTCAATCCATTCACCGGTCTGTTTGCTTTGCCATTTTTCAGACGTTGCGATTGAGAAATTGCAAAGTGAACCGCCATTTGGAAAGCTTTTGCTTTCAGGATTGGCACCTAGTGTTCCAACTAAGACGACTAAATTAACGCCACGCATTTTTATAATTCCCACAATTTATATTGAATAAAGATAGATCCATTGATGAACAGCATGATTTCAACCAGTAGCAGCAATACTTCCATGGTCCACGCCCTCAATTTTGGCAAAGTGACTGAAATGTCCTGTGAAACATTTCTGATTATTGGTGAATGGAATGTCTGGATTTTCAATGTGGCAGACATATAGCTGGTCAGTGCCAACGATCTGTTTCACTTCAAAACGCTGATGACTGCTGACAATAAATTTGTAGCGTGCAAATTCATCAGGTATCCAAACGGTGTCACCCACTTGGAAGTCGTGAACGGTATTTATTTCAGGATCCGTGAATGGAAGGGCATCATCAAAATTAAGAGCTGAAGTTTCCAAGCCATCAGGATGCGCTTTGCCTGTGTCGACAATATTTTTCATTTCGTTGATCAAGATGCATGCTTCTGTTGGCATGTGTTGAACGCAATGATGCTGATTTAAAATGCTGTGCAAGCGAAGTACACGTGCTGAAATATCCTGGTGTTCAGCGATCATGGTGTAATAACTTTGATCTTGAGTTTGAGCGTTCATGCGTTTTGCTCCAATGATCTTTTTTCATTTTTAATTTCTGTTGCAGTTGCTGGGCGAATCATTGCAGCGATACAACCACGCGAACCATTATTAAAAGTTACCCATCCATCTTTGATGTCTGTAATCACTTCAACTGTGTCGGGCATGAAAGCATCGATATAAACCACTTGCTGACCGGTTTGAAAATCACTCATTATTTTTTTGCCCCTAAATTTGGATTGGTGAAGATCCAACACTTCACGTTACGGCTTGGTTTACCTGGTACTTCACGACTTTTATTCACTGCTGCCACGTCATCGGCAGGGAAACGGTCTGAGTACACCTGTTTATTGCTTTCAATGAATTTGTACTTGCGCGATGTGCGAAGTAATTTCTTCATTTCATTGATTTCAGGCAGCTGCTGATAATTGCGTGCAGCCACTTTGTAAATTTCGTTTAAGTTGATTGCGACGGTTTGAGCATCGGCAGGATGATGGTTTAATCCCCACTCTGGTGAACGATTGCCTTGCAAGTACTCATAAACATCCCAGAATTTTTCCACATCAGGATGATCACCGTTTAACTGTTCAACACGTTCACGCGCCATTTGTTCAAGCATTTCTTGTGCTTCAAGCATGTCTTCCAAGTCGATGGGCAAAACGTGTTTGGCCATTGCTTCGATCAGTGCTGCTACTTGTGCATGACATAGGGCAATACGTGTATGGGTAATGCCAATTTCATGATAGTGATCTTCAATTGACTGTAACTTTGATGCGTATGTTTCCAAGATTTTGTCTTCATTACGCAGGCAATGGGTCATGAAGGTGCATGCATCTTCAAGTTCCATGCGATCCAGTTCATCGACAATGCGTTTGGTTTCCAGTGACTGTCCTTTGCGGTCAAAGTACAAGTGCAAAGTACGAGTCAAAATTGCTTCTGAAGCCTGAATTGCCGTGTTTTGAGAAATCAGGATGGCACCACGAAACGGTGGTTCATAGGTTTCATTCCCTGCAGTCTTTAGACCTTTGGAACGGATGGCACGACCATTGAATGCGTCTTTGAGTTCATCCCAACTGAATTTGGACTTTTGAACAGCATTGCCGTTCACATCGTTACGGTCGCCTTCGATCAGGACCACTGGAAGGTTTGCGATCTGGGCAAAGTTACGATAAACAGCCACGTTTGTAGATTTGTTTGCATCAAAGCCTTCATAGTCTTTACGGCCTGAAAGTTTCCACATCATTTCAATTAAACGTGATTTACCTGCACCTGCTTCACCGACAATTTCCATAAAAGGGTATGAGCTGTGCATGGCACGGATTTGTTCAGCAAAATATGAACCCATCCACCAAGCCAAAGCCACAATACCTTTGGCACCACGGACTCTGTGGAAGTCATTCCACCATGATGGTTTAAATTCCTGTTTTGGGTTTAAGGTAATTGCTGGTGAAACGGCTAAAGTCTTCAACTCCTTTCTTTTAACTTTAAAGAAGTTGTGTTCATTGATCGGAATGATTTGCCCTTTATGTATCGCATATTTTTCAAATAAATAAGTCTGATATTCACGGCTATAACCAATGAAATCAACTGTATGAACAGTTTTTAAATCTTTCATTCTGTCAATTAAATAATCAACATCATTCTGATTGCCTTTCCAGTTCGTACCTGACAAAACACCTAATAAACGAGGCTTTAATTTCGCGGGGCTTGATATTTGATCAGATGTGAAATTAACAACGATTTGCTGTTTTTCACTTTGAACTTTGATGTAGTAAAACGATTGATCAGTAATATTGTCGCGTACAAAGTACAGTGGCTGAATGCTTGAACTACAGATTTGACGAATGGATTGGCATTCACGTAAAGCCATTTCACGCTTTTGCTTATCTAATAAATGATCCTGATTTTCATCTTCTTCGATTTTTTCCAATTTCTTGGTGTATTTTTCAATATCTAAATTGAAGTGATACATCGCATAGTTATATTCAAAATAGAATGACTTTAAACGACCTTGTTTAAAGTTATAGATCAGAAGACCTGCGTCTTCGGCTGATTCAGCAATGAGCAATTCACCATAGTGTTTGTACTTTGGAAATTGATCAGGGTTGAGTTTGTCCCACTGGAATAAGTCGTTCCAATCGAGTTTTTTACCGCCATTTGCCGGTGGTTGAGCAGCCGTAGATGACCAACCTTCAGCACGTGAACGTTCATGCCATTTAACGGTATAACCTTTACCTGCCGAATCATTGTCGAATGCCCAGCGTAAACGTGGCTTGTCAATTTTGAGTTCATGACAACGGTCTGCAATTTGCTTTAAGAATGCAGAAGGGTAGTTGACACATGATAGACAAGATATGGCTTTGACACCTGACTGACTCAGTGCAATGGCATCAAAGATCCCTTCAGTGATCCAGATCGCTTCGCCTTTTTCCCCTAGACGGCAAATTTCATCGAGTTCATGCACTGACCATGCTTGGCCAGCATTTTTAAACCCATAGTTAAAACGTGCTTTTTTATTACCAAAACGTTCAGGTCGGTCAATCAGACGTTCCCAATAGTTTTTGTCATCTAACATAAAGCGAACAGTGGCACTTGATTCGCCTGTATTTGAATCTTTGTAGAATTGCTGGGTGTATTTACCAATCAGGTTTGAAATGTCAAAACCACGACCTTCAGATAAAAATGCATCTGCTGCAGCATTTGGATTCGCATCAGTTTGTGGATGGTATTCAGACCAGTCTTTGAATAAGTCTTCACAGATATCTTTGACGTGTTCTTCATAACCACATTTGACCAGACGACCACATTTCACGATACGTGGGTTGTGCGCATGGGTATAAAGTTCTTTTTTACCGCATTGTGGGCAGACACCTTCACGGAACCATTCGCCACGTGTCTTGAAGCTGAACATTTGTTCAAGACGGTCAATGATGCGGTGTTTCAATTCGTACATTAATTTACACCCCGATATTTTGTATCTACGATTTGGAGCCAGTCATTTGCATCTGTAAGCGTCATAAGTTTTTGATCGCAAAGCGCTTCGATGTAACCTTTTAACTTGAGTGCAGCAATAAAGCGCAAAGGGTCACGAAGTTGAGTCATTTGTTCAATATGCTCGTGCAGTGCTGCTGTACCGTTTCGGTTTTCAATTTGAGCTTTGCGCTTTTGGCATATTTCTTTTAGTGTTAACATTCTGTTTACTCTTGCGTGAAATTGTAAACTTCTAAGCATTTTCAGATGCTTAGGTGTTATTTTTCGCATTGAAAAAAGGGTTTTCAGGGTCTTCAATTTTGGCTAATTGATTTGTGACGGCTTGACGAATAACACTAGAAATAGTCGTTCGGTTTTTAGCTGCATAGATACGCATGTAGTCCTTTTCGGACTGAGTAAAATGCGCTCCAGTCATTTGAGTTCGGTTTTCTTGGACTGTAGACATTTGAGTTACCTTTTTTTAAAGTTTCGATATATCAACAGTGTTAAACTGTTAAAGTCATCATATTACGAAATATCGAAAGATACAAGGCTAGTTGGGGTAAAAATGTCGATAAATGATAAGTTTTTAGAAAGAGGCAATCGACTAAAGGCTGAAAGAAAGCGATTAAAGCTGACACAGCCAGCTATGGGAGAGCTTTTAGGAGTAGCAGTCGGATCTATAGTCCGTTATGAAAAGCAGGGAGATCCGCTGAATCAAAACCAATTAGAAGCATTACAGGAATCAGGTTTTGACACGTTTTATATTACTTTTGGTCAACGTCTAGCTAACCTGACTGAAGATGAATATCAGGTACTTGAGGCTTTTAGGTCGATAAAAGAAGAAGCCAAACTTGGTTTCATTGGTATGGCCAAAGCCTACGCACAAACAAATGCCGCTTCTTAAAGCGGCATTTTTATAGAATGACTAAAGGTTAGTGCACTGAGCTTTCAACCTTTACGACAATACCCTCTACCTGTTGTTTTAATGAGTTAAATAGCGCATACATTTCGGCATGTGAAATGCTTTCATCACTTGCGATACTTAACTTGCTATACAGGCTTAAACAATCTTTTAATTGGATTAAGTCAACTAAAGCTTCTTCTAGATTGTCGGTTGTATTTGTTTCTGTCATTTTCCCTCCAGAGTTGTTCGCGTATTTTAGAACAACTTTTTCACAGTGGTATCGTTCATAATTAGGCTATGCGACAAATTATGACCTAAGCTGATTTAAATAATCCAAATAGAACGAAAAAAGTGTATAAAAATCGACATACTATTTTGAATTTAGATCAAACCTAAGTTTCGTAAAGGCACAGGCTTAAAAATCCAGCACTTTATGGTCTTTGCAAAAAGCGCACTATGGATAGATTTATTGTGCTGCATAAACACTGGGTGAGGGCTTTGGCTTTGCATGAGTATGGCAAAGAGCTGAGACTTCATTGGTAAGCCGTCTATACACTGGTAGATTTGAGAAATATTGAATGCCAGGATATTTGGATTACGGCTGTGGTTAAGTTTGTGCATGCCGTAACTGTTCACACTGGCCCAAAAGTCATTCAGCATTTTACTGTCGATGATGTTCTTGGTTTCTAGTGATAAACAGGCGATAGGCAATATGTCACGGCATAGATTGCCTTTGTTGTGCCAAAGCACTTCGGCATTTTGCATAAAGCCGTTATTGTCGTGGTGAATTTGACTGACGGTATAAATAGGACCACCAGATTTGAGCTGTACCACTGCACCAATATGGATGCATTCATTGTTGCCATGCAAGTTGTAAAGCATGGCTGCCATTTGGTTAAAGGTGTTGATGTAGGCTTCTTTAATTTTAGCGGCTGCTGCACCAGTAAAGCCCATGACCAAAAACATAAAACCGTCTTTGCTCATTTCGTACATTGGGCGATTTTCACCTTTAGCATCTTTATATTCAACGAGCGTAAAATTGCGCTCGTTGAAATCTGAGGAACATTCAAGACTTTCTAATTTGCGTAATACGTCTTTATGTTGTTTCGCAAAAACTTCAGCCACTTTTAAACTGGTGGTTTTCACTTGCTGGTCTTGAATAAAAACCACGTCATCAATATGTGCAATTGCGTTCATGCTCATACTCCCCAAAACAATAATGAGAAGACAATAGAACATGCTGAAAAGAACACGGTGGTGTCTAAGATGTTTTTAAAAATTTGTTTACGTTTAAGTTTGCGCTGGCGTTTTTCGTATGCAGCTAGATCGTAAATAGGGGAGTGTTCACGTACGTTATTTTGGGTGCACGAATGCGTAGAAGCGAATGTTTTCATTGGCTATTTCTCCGTTCAAGTATTTAAACCTGACACCAACCAATTTCCACAAAGATTGGTGACAGACTGAACAGGGGTGGAAATTTACCGCGAACGAAGAAGCGGCTGCCCCGAAGGGCACCCTGTCCAGCCTGCCATAGAATAGCACAGCTAGATTTTACGCAAAAAAATAGCCCATGACGGACTTTTTGCGTCTTCGTTCAAATATTTTCAGGTTTCCACGCCTGACCACAGATTTTGCTGTAGTCCTAAAACTGTAACAGTGTTAAAGTGTTAAGGTCAAGTGGCTTTATAATAAAAATGGTGTGATGACGTGCATGAATATTTAGCAGATAAGTTGTATTACTCAACTGTCAGAATAGATGGGAATAATTCAACGGAAACAGGTTTCTTTTATATCTATGATTTTGGCGGGCTATCTAAAGTATTTTTAGTCACAAATCGTCATGTAATAGAACCAAACCAAGTTGGAACTATTAACTTTCATTCTGCTAAAGATTTATATCCTAATAATGGGTTAAATATTGGGAAAAGAGTTACAGTAAATTTAAATCAGGCTGAATGGCAGCAAAGGTGGAAATTTCACCCAGATAAAAATATTGATATTGCTATTTTAGATTTCACTATAATTGAACATGATTTAGATCAGAAAAAAATGCATGTTTATTATAAAGCCTTGCATAGCAATACATTAATCAGTTCAGACGATTATCCTGATATTTCTAGTATTCAACAGGTGGTTTATGTTGGTTATCCTCAAGGTTTGATTGATAATCATAATTTATTACCTATAGCACGTAGTGGGTATACTGCCTCACCAATTAAATTTGATTTCGATGGGCAAAAACAGTTTTTAATTGATTCTGCAGTTTATCCTGGATCAAGTGGTAGTCCTGTATGTATCCTTAATGAAGGAACGCCATTTGTAGATAGAAATAATGCGCTTCATATGGATAAAACACGTTTTATTTTTCTTGGTGTTTTAACTAGTGTTCGGACTGAACGGCTAGCTAGTAATCCTAATGAAGTGAAGCACTATCTAAACTTAGGGCATGTGGTTAAAGGTGAGTGTATAAATGAAGTAATTATTCATTATTTTACTGTGCGAACAATAACTGGAAGTCCAAGAGTATAATTTTATAATAAATTTATTTATGTATTACTGAGGGTGTTGAGTGGTTTATTTATTTGCTTTAATTTTTATTGCTGCTGCAATAGCGGCAATTATTGGTTTAATTAAGCCGTCATTGTTCAAGTTTAAAAGTGATGTCGTCCCGAACCGTTGGAAAGTTTTTGGAATATTCTTTTTGATCAGCTTTATATCACTGGCGTTTGTTGGTGTGATTGCATCGGAAGCTGAAAGTACAAATAATGTTAGTGCTGACGGGAAGATGGGCTCTGCTGACGTTCATGTTGCAACTTCAATGACTGAGGAACTGAAACCCGTTGCCGACGATAAAGAAAGTAACTTAGGTCTTACGCATGAGCAGTTCAGAGCATCACTAAACCAAAAATTAAAATCGATTAAGGTTTCTCATCTGAGACCTGTTGCAGAATTTGATCTTGAAAAAGGAGAAGTGAACGACACATTCAATGTCATGTTTACTGATGCTGTTGGTGTGGTTGGAACTGTGAGTAAAAGCTCTGATATGGTCAAAGAAATCGCTCTTTTGTTTGGCGGTGAATCAGATCAAGATGCTGCTGACTTCTTGATTGTAACGGGCCTTATTGTTCAAACACTATCACCAGGGAAAGATACAGCTCCGAAAGAGTTAGTACCTTTGATGGAAAAGGCAGTAGAAAATAAGAATGAAACCCAAACTAAGGTGATCGATGGCAAAACATATACGGTTATCGACTCGGATGTTCTTGGTTTAAATATCGTAATATCAAGCAAATAAAATAGCCCCGAAAGGGGCTTTTTTATTAAATATGATATAAGTCTTTTGCTTGATTATTTAGAAATTATGGTAGTTCTCTGCATTTAACAGTGTTAAAGTGATGATGTTAAAAGCCTTTATAAGAATCGTTCTAAGAGCTTAATCATTTTCACTTTTTTAGAGATTGGTCATGTCTATTCAACACATTATTGTTCATGAAATTCGACGCGTTAAAGAAGATAAAAAAAGTACAGACACTTTGGTTGTTAAGATTAAAGACACAGAGAATGATTTAAGTTCATTAAGTGGTGAATTAGAAGTTCAATTATTAAAACTTTTTTCTAAATCTAGTTTAATTGTAGGGCAATTTTCAATAGGAAAAGATGAAGATAAAAAACCTGCCTTTGAACAAGGATTAGATAATTTTTATTCTGGTGAGAGTTGCCAAGATTTTCTTGAAATGACCAGAGAGTTAGCAGGATATTTCAAAACTTTTCTTGAAGAAAATAAAAGTATTACTGGTGGCTTCCTTGTATTTTTTGAGTTTAAAGGGGATGAACATACCAAATTAGCAGTTGCCGTTATTAATAAATCAAATGCTACGGATATTAATCCTGATCTTGATTTTATTGCGAAAGAAATTCTTGACCTAGATAAATTGCATTTAGGTGCGACAATTAATATTACCCAATGGCGTGATGAATTTGCTGAACGATATATTCGCTTTAAAAATGGTCAGTCGGAACAGGTGACTGATTACTTCCAAAAATTTATCGGTTGTGATGTCGATAACAAGGCTGCTGTTGAAGAAACTAAACAGTTAAAGAAAGCGATTGAAAAATTTGCTGGTGAAAAATTAAAGTTACCTCAAGAAGATGTAGATGAATATCTTTCATCGGCTTATGGATACATCAATGAGTGTATTAGTAAAGGTGATGACATTGTTCTAGATAATTTAGCTAAGAGAGTATTTTCAGAACATAGTGATGATTTTTTTGAATTTGCCAGTGATGGGCACAACCTATCAGGGATAATTAAGATTAATACCACTGAATTAAAAGGTTTCATGAAATTAAGTAGTAAGCGAAAAGATCTTTCAATTACTTTTGCCAGAGAGCTTTTGCATAAAAAAATTAATTTTGAAGATGATATACTTAAGATCGACAGCTCATTACTGTCAGAAAATTTAGTTGCAGAGCTTAGGGCTGCAACAGCTAAAAACGACTAAGATGAATAGATATGACCATGAATCCAGCGCAAATTTATAGTGACATCTTCCTGTCTATGCATGAAAGACAGGAAAGTCATGACCAATTTATATGCTGGATGGAACTAGATGCAGCCAAACTTGCTTCATTAAAAACTTTGAGTGAATACTCTTTAGTTTCAGGTAGTCTTGATGTAAAAGTTGAAGGTAAGCAACGAGATTCAGGCGTAAATTTAGACAGTATTCAAGATAAGTTCTTTGACAGTAAATATATTTTTGAAGTTAGGTTAAATAAAACAAACCTTAATTTTGGACATGATTTCATTATCTGTGATTGTTGGGATACTGTTCTTAAATATGATCATCATATAAAGAATCCTATCAAGAATATTTTTCTTACTAAAACTGAAAGTTATTTTGATAGTACTTCTACCGATAGTAAATATAAAAATTATCTCGCTATGGGTGAGCTATATTCATTCATAAAGTTTTTATCTGAAGAATCGAATGCAGATAGAGATTGTATTTTTTATAACCGTAGTTACAAGTTTAAAATTAAAGCTTGTGAGGATGACTTAGGTTTTTCAATTGATACTGTAAGTTTGAAAAAGTTAAAGGATACGGAAATGCATCGAGATGCGATTATTAATCTCATGTGTAAAGAAGTGACAGCTTTTATTAAAGATCAGCAAGAAGAAAATAGATTCAGTTATTTGATTCGTAATATGAATCCATTAATTACGAATATTAATCATAGCTATCAAGGCTATGTCGAGGACTATACCTTTGATAAGGTGCGAAAAGAATATAAAGAAAAAAAGACAGAGTACATTAAAAAATTGAATGATACGTTTGATTCAGTTGCTACAAAAATGTTTGCTATTCCAGCAGGTATTTGGTTTGCTACTGCACAAATTACTACAATGAAAGTTGTTAATAGTTTTATATACACCAAAAACTTTATCGTATTGATGACGGTCTTATCAATGATCTTTATTATGATTCTTAATATTTGGGGGCAGCATAGTACCCTTAAACAAGTGAAAGAAGAATATTCAGATGTTTTTGATGAATTAGAAAAAAAATTTGAAGATGTTGATGCAGAAATCAGACAAATAAAAAGTGATGTAAACAATAAATTCGATACAGTAATGTCCTATGTATATGTTGCTATTATTGTTTGTGTTGCATTAGGTGTGTATACGTCATACCTTTTTTATCAAAGTATTATTCACTAGAAATAAAAAAGCCCCGAAAGGGGCTTATTTATTGGAGCTGAAAAACGTGTCACGCCACGTACAGCATATTGGTTATTTTGCTGTCATCCTGTTGCTATTATAACTGTTTTTTTAAAACCAGCCTACTGAGTGCAGAAATAATAAAGCACTTGCACAAACACCAACAATTGCACCTACTAAAAAAGGATAGAGCCACATATTTTTATCCTTTACGTTTGGTTTGCGCTTGAATAAATGCACAGCTTGGTTTGTTATTTTGCCGAATTAAGCTTTCAATGCGTTTGGTATAGCGGTCGAACAAGTACCAGATGATGATTACCACGGCAGCCGATAGGTTTACAACAATTAAAATCAGAGCAGTTTGTTGGTCCATTTTTTATTTTCCTTTGTTTATTAATCTTGTGATGTGCATTCAGGGCAAGGGCATTCGATTGGATCTGATGGTTCAGCGAAAATGACTGGCATGACGTTCTTCCTTGGTCTTACATTCAATGCATAAAGTGACTGCACCTAGCTTTCGTCGTTCTGGTGGAATGTCATTGCCACATTCTTCACATTCAGACAGTGATGGTGCGCTGTAATCACGTGGTTTTACTTTGACTTGGTTTAGTTGGTTTTCTTGTGCGCGGTCGATGGGGTCAGACACATGCCACCTCTTTATGTTGTTTTGCTGCGGATTTTGGAAGGTGAATGTTAGGATTCGGCATTGCAGATGGGGAGAGTTCAGCATCCCATGTCAGGAAGCCTTGAGCTGTAAAACCACAATGTAAATTTGTGCATTGACCGTATAAGCGTTTTAAAAGTGGATCGACTTGTTCACTTGAACGGATCCAAAGTGATTCGCCGCAATGAGGGCATTTATTACTTATCGTACGTCCTGGTTTAGACATTTTTAATTGCTCTGCTGCATTAATTTTATACAACAAATATACAACAAAATTACGATATATCTAAAGTATCTATTGTAAAAGTTATTAAATATCGTTATTTTGTTTTTACCTATTTCATCCTGACTTCGCCCCAAAGTCAGGATTTTTTTTGTCCTATTTTTTGGCTTTGTCTATTCTTTTTTGTTCACGTTTTATTGCAACCATGGCAGTTTTTTTATTCTTATATTCTTGGGTGAATTTTAATGGTTTTGATTGATCTCCACTTGTTAATGTTTTAGTTTCGCCATTTTCCCTGTAGTAAACAATGACACCGGTATAATCTGCATAATTTTTACCAGTGCGCTTTTTGGTTTTGGACTTTTCTTTTTCTTCTTCAGTCTTTTCTTCTTTGCCTTCAAACAGTGTCGATACATCATCGGCATCGGGCAGCTGCACTTCAAGTTCAACTGATGTGGTGAAGCCATTGTCATTGAGTGAATGGGTGACGTTTGTTCCTAACCAGATAATGTCATCAATTTCAGGTTTTAAGCCAATAAATTCAAATTCCTGTTCAGGGATTAAGGTTGGATCGCCAAAAGCCAAGGTATATGTCAGTTTTTGGGCAGTACGTTTGCAACGATTGTATTCCGCATTTGCTGCCAGTTCAGCGGTGGTTTTATCCCGATGCACATAGCGGATCTCTTTCATGTTGTCTTCACTGTCACCGACCACGACATGCAATTTTTTGGCTTTGTTTTGGGTGTAGTAATAGGCTTTGACGCCTGTGATATTGTCCGTACCTGTGCCATTGGTGTAGTTGTGCTGATCGCCCTGATCTCTGGTGATTTGCACACGTGGTAAGGCTAAACCTGAAACTGTTGTACTTGCACCACGTGGTAATAAAATCAAATGCCCATTTTTCACGGTGGCAATTGCGTCATTTTCATCGGCAATACGTGTGATGAGATTGGCATCAGATTCATTCTGGGCAATGTATTTAATTTTTTTTGATGCGAATTTTTCATGAACAATGACTTTCAGTTCATATTCAGCACCGACTTTTTCAAATATTTCTTGAATGGTTTTGTCGCTCCAGCTGCGTTCACGCTTTTGTTTTAAACCTTCTGATACATCATTGGCCATGGCAGAAATACTAAGTACATCTGGTGCGCCACGATGGGATGTGGAATCGACTTTGTATTTGCCTTTGTCGAATAAACCGGTATTGGACCAACCTAACCAGACCTGAATGATGGCACCTTTGGGTGGAATACTGAGCATGCCATCTGCATCATTCAGTTCGATGTCCACTGAATCCACCACAAGTCCACGATTGTCTTTAATACTCAGTGACATTAAACGTGAAGCCATAAGGGATGAGATATCGACACCATCGACTTCAACTCGAAAAATGGGGTAAGGGTATTCCGTCATTTTTTCAACAGAATTTAATGCCGTACCAACGATGTTCATGACTTTATTCAGCATTAGAGAATCCTATTCAGTGCGCCAACACCCATGCCGATCAGGGTGCCTAATAAGGTCGGTTGCCAATCGCGTATAATGGTCAGTTTTAAAGTGAATTCAGTTTTACGTGCTGCACCATCTTTAAAGAAATAGGTTTTGGTTTCATCTAAATCATTGATGATGACTAAGCCATAAATCTTGCCTGTGCCTTCAATTAAGGTATATGCCTTGCCTGTATCTCCCATTTGTCTGAGGGTGTCTAATGTGACGCGACTTCCTGTCAATTCGTGGTAAATCACGCCTTTAAGTGTAATGACATCTTCACCTTTACCAATAAATTGATAGGCAGGGGAGTCCCCGACACGGCTATTTGAAGGGTGTCGCCAATTGGTGACACGTTGCAGTTCTTGATATGACGCTGTTCGTAATGAGAAGACAAACAAGCCTAGAGCCATCATCATGTGTCTTTACTCCGTGTCAGTTAAAAATTTACGTTTTTTCATCTGCTGTTCTTCAGCCACTCGCTGGAGTTCCTGACGCATTGCTTCAGCCGTTCCTTTGACCACGGATCCATCTTTGACTTGAATAGTGACTTGAATTGTATCTTGGCTGATATATGAACGTGGGTTATTGCGACCAACATTGATGGGTTTGACTGGCTTGGTTTGGGCAGCAGTATTGACCATACCTTGTGTGGCGGTGGTTGTGGCTGCTACTGGTAAGTTGTTGGCATTGGCAATACCGTTAGCCATGCCTTGCATGGTATAGCCACCAATACCCATGAAGACACGTGAGGGTGAATGAATGCCTAGAATGCCCTTGGCTTTATCAATCACGCCACTGACAGCACCTGTGATGGCATCTTTGACGGCATTCACTTTGGATAAAATACCGTTCTTGAGCCCTTCTAAAATCATGGAGCCAAAGCCAGTGAACTTTGCTGGAAGGTCAATGCCGAACCATGACAGTACTTTTGCAAATGCTGAATAAAACAGTCCGATTGGACTCCAATTAATGATCAGTGCTGATATGCCTTTAATGCCACCATTGAATGCGGTCTTGATGGTGTTCCAAATGCCGACAAAGAATGCTGAGATCGGGGCCCAGTTTTTGTAAATCAGGAAAGCAGCACCAGCGATGGCAAGGACAATCCATGTAATTGGGTTGGTCAGTAACGCCATGCTCATACCTTTGGCAGCCAGTGCTACTGCACCAAATGCTCGACCAACCATCATCATTGGACCAAAGATGGCGATTGCACCAATGGATAGGGCAGAGAGACCACCAACAATGGCAATAGCACCGACTGCAATTTTGGTCAGGGTTCCTGCCAGTACTGGGTTTGCTTGTGCCCATGCCTGAACTTTACTCATTACAGTATTGAAGCTGCCAATCATGGAATTGACACCAGGCAATAAAACATTGCCGATGGTGATGCCTAAGGCTGCCATCTGGTTTTTTGCTAATTGAATATTATTGGCTGTAGTTGCAGCGCGTGCTGCATATTCTTTTTCCATACTGCCAGCGTACTTTTGCTTATCTGCAACTTTCCCTAAATTGTCTTCAAGGGCTTTCATGTTGGTCAGCAAAGGTGAGATAGATCCAAGTGACTCAGAGCCGAATAATTCTTTTAACATGGCAGCTTGCTTGTACTTATCCATTTTTGAAATGGCTTTCAATACAGATAATGTGGTTCCTTCAGCATCCTTCTGCATGTCTTGAGCTACCTTTTTAGCATCCATACCTAATTCAATATAAGCATTGTGCTGTCCCTTTGTGGCAGACTCACCTGCAACCAAGGCAAGCATCATATTTTTAATACCTGTAGCAGCCACTTCTTCAGCTACGCCCATGCCACGGATTGTTGCCCCTAATGCAGCAATAGATCCAGAAGCAAAGCCACCGACTTCACCCAACGGACCAATACGTTGCACAATATCCATGATGCCTTTAGCCGCGGCAGGGGTATTGTTGCCTAGGTAGTTAATTTTATCCGCTAATGTTGTTACTTCAGATTGTGACATTTTGAATGCTGTACGCATTTCTGCCATTGCCTGTCCTGATTCTTCGGCTGTAATGTCGAAAGCTACACCCATCTTCACAGCTGTTTCAGCAAACTGAGTCAATTCATTTTTTGCAATACCAGATTGTCCACCTGCTGCATAAATAGCTGCAATATCTTTGGCGGCCATCGGCAGTCGTTTACTCATGCTGATAATATCGTTTTCCATTTGCTTAAACTGCTGTGGGGTATCAAAATCAACCACTTTTTTTACATCAGCCATGGCAGATTCAAAATCAATAGAAAGTTTAACTGGTACTGCTAAAGCAGCTGCACCAGCACCAGCGATCATGAGTCCTTTTTTTGCCATTTCATTGGCTTTGCCCATGCGTTCTTGCATTTTTTCGTATTTCTTTTGGGCTTCTGTATGTTTGCTTAAGGATTCTTTTTGTTTGTTTAACTCCATGGTGGTCAAATGAATCTTATTTTTTAGATCTGATTCTTCATCATTCAACCGATCCATCTGAATGCCAGCTTTGTTGAATTCCTGAGCCATACCGGTCAATTCTGTACGTTGGTTTTTTTGCACACCCATCAGGCGTTTATGAGCAGCTTCAGCACGTGCCAATGCCGTGACATTTTCCTGAACTTCAGGATTGATTTTGAGTGCTGCTTTTAATTCAGAAATGGTCTGTTTGTTTTTGGCCAATGCCTGGGCTGTCTTTTCAGATTGTGCGGTGAGCTGACGGAAACCTGAGATTTTACGCTGTTGTGCTTCGAGGTCCTTCAGCTCACCATTGGTTTTTTTGAGCGCGTCAGCCATTGTTTTAGAGCCACCAACGATGGTTTTCATTGGTCCTGTGAGTTTATCAACTGCTCCAAATAGGACTTCTAATTTTAGTTTTGACATTGGTGGACTCTTTTATACAGTAGTTTGGTGACGCTTCAGCGCATGGTGATGCCATTTACTTAATTCGGTGATGTCCATGTCATCGTATGCGCTGGGTGGCCAATGAAAGATGCAAGCAATGTTGGCAATCGCTTCATCTACGTCATCGACCAGTTTTATTGCTGTTCCTCTTTGATCGCTTTCTGCAGATCCTTCGGGTACAAAAAAGTGACCAAGTGACCTCCCAGCTGTGCAAAGTCGACTGGATCTAGTTCAAGCACTTGCTGTGGTGTTAATGCAGGTGTGGTGACACGTGGTAAAACTTTGATTAATGCGTTTACATCGTGCTGATAGATGGCTTGTAAACTGACACCGCTCAGGGCTTTTACGTTCGGCTTACGGATGGTGATTTCAGTAATGGTATTGCCACCAAATTGAATTGGTTGCTCAAGCTGAACAGTTTCTTGGTTCGGGTTTTGAATCAGTTGGGTATTTAATTCTTGATCTTGAGTATTCATGTTGCATTCCTAAAATAGATTTGAATCAAAAAAACCTTGCACAGAACGAATCCATGCAAGGGCAGGAAAACTTATAATCCGATTGCTTTACGTTGTGCTTCGAGACGGTCTTTGCCATCTACAACTTCTTTGAAGCCAAGCACGTCAATTTCGATTTCAACTTTGCCGTTGACTGTGAGTTTGTAATAAGCACAGTTGGTCACGACTTTATGTTCAGTGTCTTCACCTGGTTCAGAGTCACCGCCATCAATTTCTTCATGACGACCACGAACCACGACTTCCACTGCATCGACTTCGCCTGTGTCATCACGTTGATAAGCACCAGCAAAACGCATATAAACACCGTCAACTTTTTCAAGACCGAATTGACGCAATGTGAGCAGGTCTAAACCACCAAAAGTTGATTCAAGCACTAAGCCGTCATCGCCCATGCCCATATCAATTTTTAATGGACCATTCATTCCACCACCGCGATAGTCTTCCATCTTGCGTGTGAGCTTCGGCAATACGACCGTTTTGATTTGCCCTAGATAACTTTCACCTTCGTTAAATAGGTTCATATTTTTGAGTTTACGAGGAAGGCTCATGCATCAGCTCCTATGCAGTGATCGTTGAAGCGAAGTCAGCCAAATAGCTGTCTGTAATACGCTGACGGAAGGTGAGGTCTTCAAGCGGTGGCACTGGGGTATAGTCATAGTCGATATACAATTTGCCGGCTTTGAGCGTGTCTTTTGAGTTCAGCTCTGGGTCATACCAGGCATCGCCACCCATCAGATAGCCTAGGCGTGTCCATTCACGTTGTTTGGCTTTAATGCCTTCCAACATATCGTTGACCAATGAACCGTGCATTGGTTTATCAATGGCCCACATGTGTGCTTCTGCAATCGTGTCAGCCATGATCTGTGCTGTACGTGTGTAGTTTTCGAAAGCAAAGAGTGGATCATCTGAACAGGTACGTGAGCCCCAGAGACGGAAGCCATCATGCTGAATCAGGGTGGTGATTTCGTTGCTGTTGAGATAGCCAGCATCTGTTGCAGGGTCTTGAAGGTCCCAAGTCACATCGGCATCGATACCTGTCACACCATTCACTGCTACGTTTGATAAGGTTTTATGCCAACCGATTTCGTTGTCGATCTTGGCACGTAAGCCCATTGCCACTGCAACTGCAGGTACGGTTTCTGTTTGCGCTGTGTCGACATTGAATGCCACGAAGTTTGGCCAAATCACCATGAGTTCACGCGCTGCAAACGCATCACGATAGGCAACGACTTCTTCTTTGGTTTCACATCCCCAAGCATAGACATATGCAAAGGCACGAAGTTTTTGTGCAATGGTTGCAAGTTCAGTGGCAACGGCTTGCGTATCTAAACCTGGTGCGCCAATGATGCGTGGCTGTACGCCTAGTTTTGATTTCGCTAATAGCAATGCTTTTGCACCGGTATATTTACCAGTAGCGTCTACGGTACCAATGACGTTTGCTGTTTGTGCTGCTTCATCTTCAGCAGCTGCAACACGTACAACAACGCAGATTGAATTGGCTTGGTTGGCCATGGCTTGCAGTGCTGTTTTTAGTGTGCCGTTGGTACCGGCTTTTGCAACTGCAGCTTGGGTGTTTGTAATGAGCACTGCCGTATTCAATGGGAAAACGGTTGCATCTGCATCTTCTGCAGTGGCAATGAGTCCTTGAACAGCAGTGGCAATGGTTCGGATCGGACGTGTACCTTCGTTGATTTCAACGACACGCAGTCCGTGGTGGTATGAATCTGCCATAAAAAAAGCCTGTTTATTGAGGTTTTATTTCAACAAACAGGCTTGCATGGGACTGAATAAAGCCCAAGTGTATGGGCTTGTATTAAGTGGGTTTTACAAATTCTTTACTCTTAATCCACCATCTTCAGCATAATCAACTTCTTCTTCGGAAACTTTTACATTTTCTGGTAATGGGTTATTGGTAATCTCTAACTCATTTTCATCTAAAGTAATCATGTAATCCCAATC